ATCCTTGAACATATCGCCCTTGGTCTGCTCGTAAAATTCCTTTGCTCGTTCTAAAATATTCATGTACTAATTGTCGCTCCTAATGCGACCACTTTCCATGCAGATCCATCGCTTACTGCGACTGTGGATGCACCTGAGTTTCCATCGGTTACGTAAATCATTTGCCCGGCTGGAGATGCGGATGGCACGCCACTTACTGCGTATGATTTTAGTGTCATTATTGTGCCACTAATCGTACCACCTGTCAGAGCAACTGCATTGCTCGCTTGTGTGGCTATTGTGCCTAGTCCAAGTGCAGTCCTTGCTGCCCCTGCACTTGTTGCTGCCGTGCCTCCATCTGCAATTGCAATGGGTGAGGATAGACCACTAATCGTGCCTCCTGTGATGTTTACATTTCCTTCACTAATTGCAACTGTTGGTTCACCAAGTTGGTTAAGTGAAGAGGCATCCACGGAAACGCCTGTGGCAAACGTAAATCCTCGTGTAACTGTTGCGGTAATTGCCATCTATGCAACTTCCCTTCTTGCATTTGCCCCTACCCCAATTGCTTCCAAACTTACATGTCTAAAGCTTGGTCTGCCTGCGGTTACATTGATTTCTACTTCTGCACCATACCCACGGGTACGCCCCGTACCAAAGCGGAAGAGTGCTTCTTCTGTGCCGTCTGCGGTGTGGCTCAAAACTGTTGTGCTTGAGTCTGGGTCTAGTGTGTTGACCTTGATATTAAATGCATCTGCATTAACTGTGTTTGCACCCAACTGTCCACGCTTCCAACTCTTCACGCTAATGTCACCAAAGGTGAATGAACGTGTGACAAGCTTGCCTGCAATTGCAGTTGTGCCGGACTCAGATGTACTGCCTATTTTGCGACCACTATCATCAATGGAGTTTTCTTCCATGAGATAAAACCCGGTATCATTACATGCGAATAATCTGCGTCTTGTTGGTGCAGATCCATGCGAGCAAATTACCCAATCATCTACATGAAATGCTAGACTGCCTGACATTGCTGGGTAGGAATCAACACTAGTCCAGGTGCTTGTAAGTAGGTTGAACACGAAAATCTTGTTAGGTACTATTGAACTACCTGTGGGTACTGCAAGATAGTATTTATTATCATACACGATACCACATGCAGTATCTGCTGCTGCAAAGTTCACCTCATCAAACTGATCTTGTATGGGTCTGGTCATAGGTATGGTTTCGCCACTTACTTTACTAATAGCTACCCCAAGTCCCTTTGCTGGGTCTGTACCGGGTGACAAGACGATGACCCCATTATCAGATAAGAAGAATGTTTGTGGCCCAGACTGTGCAATTGATTTGCGTGCCACACATCCATGCTGCCGGGTAATCTCGTAAGTATTGGCTGCACTAGTTGTGGCAATATTATTTATCATGTGAATGCTATTACGCATAAACACGATTAACTGATCTTCTTGGTAAGGAAAAAAGCCTACAAGAAAATCTGCACTTCCTTTATTGATTCTAAATTGTGAGTCAGCAGCGTAGTAATTATCGGTGTCTAACAAGTCAGACATGATAATAGAATAGTTACTATCTGTGGGTTGTGGAATGATTAAGCGATTGCGAAAGAATACACCATAATCTGTGTTTGGACATTGTATGCGTCCAGCACCTGGACTTCCATTTGCTTTGACTACAAAGTCAGTAGGACTACTAAAGTCTCCATCCCATTCAAGTGGTGTTTTATTTTTGCCACGAAATAAAATTAGCTTTTCAAGTGACTGTACAAAGCTCGCCCCATCTGCTTCTGCCACTACTTCACTACCAGGATAATCGATGTTGATACCAGAGTTGTTTGCATCATTCCATATGATTGCTTTTGACTTTGTTGCAACCACTACAAACTCTGTGCCTGTTGCTGGGTCGCTGAACAATGTGCTGGCAAATACACGCTCATCTGATCCGTTGTAAGTAAGTGTGACACTACCTGCTAGGAAATCTATACCTTTGCGTACTTCTGCAAGATCACCAATCAAGCGCATATTCTCGCTTGTCTGTACGAAGCCCGGTTCTAAACTTGTTGCTTCTTTGTATGAATCAATGCCACGAAATCCACGATCTCCGTCTGTAAGAACTTGGTCATCTAATCTACCTGATGTGCGATAACGTGCCATTCACTTGTTCTTGATTTCTAGGTAGAGTTTTCTACCCATGTACACGATTGTGATAACACCCGCAATGCATCCAAATAAATCATCGAGGTGTGCGAGACCAAAAGTGGCAACTGTCCCACTCATGCCAAGAATTGCAGTGCGATCTATCATTAGAACAAGCAATCCAATATGATTATGCCAACGACAAGTCCGGCAAATATGGTTATCATTTTAGCTTTAGTAGACATGTCCAAGAACTTGTCTTTTAATAATTCAAGATTTCTCATTTCGGGAGGGTGGTTTTACAGGAAATGGTGCGCGAGTTTGATGTTTAATTGCTTCGGTTTGCGAGCATTGACGAGCAGTTCTTTTTGCTACGAAGATTGGAATGGCAAGGTAGCCACCAAGGAGGATTGCCGCTCCGATTAGAATCTTTTTGATGTAGGATGTGAATGCCTCAAAGCCTGTTTTATGCTCGGCAAGGCCGGCGCTCAAAAGTTTGTCCACATCTCCATGCGTTATGGATTCTACGAGTTCCTTTTTTTCGTCTGATAATTCGTAAATCCTAGAACCCGCATACGCAGTCCCCGCACCCAAAGCCGCACCGCCTGGGCCGAATAATCCCCCGACAGCCGCACCGCCTACTGTTGCGGCGGGGGTGATCAGTGAACGCATGGAACAGCCTGTGAGGCATATCGCCAAAAAGATTATGGCGGTGTAAATCATTAAAAATTAGGATTTTTCCACTCGTCAGTCGCTAAAATGGTAAGTATCTCAGAATGGGTGTATTGTGTTTTACCATCCAAGAATGATGGTGTTGTGTCAGTGTCAAACTTAACGAATGTCTTTGTGCCATCGACTGAGTAAAGGATTGTATCGGCACTAGTCTCATCCACTTGGTCAAAATTCACGGAGTCTACTTCGTCCGCATTTATTATTACATATTTTCTGCTCATAATTTATTAAGAGGGTACTGAGTTACTATAAGTCGGGCCGTTAGTTCCTGTCATATTACCTTCCCCTGACCCTGTATTGATTGACCCTTGGTTTGCAACTGTGCCAATAATATCCGTATTCGCTGGAGAACCTCCACCTGAGTCCGTGTCACCATTGCCATCGCCATTTCTCCACCATCCTTTTGGACTTAATGAAGATATGTCTGCTGGTACTCCGCTATTGTAAATTGCCGTTATATTGGTTGAGGATAATGCGGAGTGAAAAACACTAACTTCATCAATCTTACCATTAAATTGGTTTGAAGATGAGTATAGCATACCTCCAATAACTGTTTGGGTGTACGAACCTGTATTTGTTGATACGCTAGTTGAACCTTTATCTGCTCCATTAAAATATACCTGTGCTGATCCTGATGTAAAAACAACAGCCACATGATACCATGTGCTTGCAGAAATTGAAGTATTTGTGAATGGAGAACTAAAACCACTTCCGTATGTGTTAGCAACTATTTGTGCATCACTTCCTGTCCCCTTTATTCCTATAGCTCGATCTTGACCAGTCGAACGAATATCCGTTAAACTAAACATATAATCAAACGCCCCACTGCCAGGCAGTGAAGCACTGTTAAACCATAAGGAAATTGTACAATCACCTGATGGTGCTAACGAGGATTGATTCGTGGTTAAATAGTCATCCGTGCCATCAAATGATCCTGATAGACTATTACTATATAATGATAAATAATTTATATCGCCATGTAGGTTATAAATATTTGTGCCTGTAGGCACTAAATCTGCAACGCCATATTGACCAATCACTGCATTAGGTACATCCGATCCGCTTGTGTATCCGTTGATGGTGGTACTACTTGCCACAAATCTTACTCGACCAGCACCGCCTTGAATAACTCGGCAATTAAAACCACTTGTTAAACCTGATGGCACTGTAATGTCGATTCTACTACTTGAGTTACAGAAAATTACTTTTCCATTCTCAGCATTAGTTAAAGTGTAATCAGCAGTTTTTGTGACTATGTTAAAAAATGCGGAACTAAAGTCTGTGCTTGCTGAAGTTGCCGCAGTACCGAGTCCTAAATTTGTCCGACTTGTTCCGGCATTCGCAACATCAGATAAATTATTAGCCGCGAGTAAATCGCCTTGTGGGGCGGCCGCTACCAGGTTGGCAACTGTTACTTTTTTAGTTGTTGCAGTTCCACTTACATCCACGATGGGTAATACATCATTTGTTGCAGGTGTTGCCCCTAACGCAGGTAATGCGGTTATCTTTTTATTCGCCATTTTCTTATTTTGTTAAAGTTCAAATTCTAAAA